ACTCGCGGACTTATTGGAGGCGGCAAAAATGTCAAATTACTTGGAATCTGATTTTGTTGAAATGGATGAAGGGCTTGATTACGTTTTTGTAATGCTTGGTGGCATATACGGTCAAGCGTTTAATCGCAATTGGGAAGGCATGGATTTGGATGTTGTGCGTCAGATATGGAAAGACCAAATTGGCACGTTCCTGACATACAAGCCAAGTCTTGATTACGCTTTTGGACGGTTAAATGGCGATTTTCCGCCAAGCGCAATTAAGTTTCGGGAATTTTGCAATGCTGGCCCAAATATTCCACGCGATGAAAAACAAATTGCATACACACCCACGCCTGTAAACCCTGAAGTGGTTGCAGAAGCAAAGCGCAAACTTGCCGAATTGAGGTCAAAATGGACGAAATAGAAAAATTGAAATGCACAGTGCCAAGTTGCAATAACCGTTGGTCAGTCAAAATTGAAGCCCCAAAATGCTCATTTCATCAATGGGGAAATGTTAAGGGTTTATCTGACAAAAAAGTTAAGCAAGAAACACCGCGATTTGAACAGCCAGCGGACACTGAAGCATGGTGGCAGAAATGACAACTGAACAAGCAAACGAACTACTGGACAGCATCAAAGATGGAAACACCTACGCATCAATCAGAGCAATCACAGAAGCCCTTTTCCAGACAGGAGACATATCAAACAACCCTAAAGCATTTGATTTGGATGGCATCGCTGAAGGGCGCAAAACACTACGCATGGGACAGAGCAAAGAAACTTGATGCAGACCCAAGCGGTTTATGGGTTGGCATTTCTGATGACTTAACAAAGGCAATGAATGAGACAAGCGGCAAAGACTGACGCAAATCAAACTGTAATAGTTAACGCACTGCGTAAAGCTGGCGCAAGCGTTCAATCATTAGCGGCTGTGGGTAAGGGTTGCCCTGATTTGCTGGTGGGCTATGGCGGCATCAATTATTTGATGGAAGTCAAAGATGGCAACAAAGTGCAAAGCGCACAAAAGTTAAACATTGAGCAAGAGCATTGGCATAGCGTTTGGACAGGCGCGGTGCATGTTGTAAAAAGTGAAAATGACGCATTAAAAATTTTAAAAGGATAAAAAATGATTTACAAATTGGAAAACAGCAAGCAAGCACACGCATTGATTGCAAGCCTATGGGTCAAAATTAAAGCGGCACTTGAATCAGGGCAAAACTTAACGCTTGAAGTTAAGAAAGAAAGCAAGACCCGCGACCAAGAGGAAAAATATCACGCCATGATTGCTGACATTGCCAAGCAAGCACAGCATCAAGGTGCGCGGTGGAATGCAGAAGATTGGAAAAGATTGTTATTGCATGAGTTTGCCAAACAAGCCAATTTGCCACAGGGCAGAATTGTTGCAAGTCTTGATGGCACTGGCATTGTTCAGCTTGGACTACAAAGTAGAAAATTAACAAAAGAACAAGGCAGTGAATTTATTGAATTTCTTTTTGCATGGGCGGCACAAAATGGGGTGGACTTAATATGAGAAAGCAATGCAAAAGAAAAATATGGGCAAAAGTTAACCCCATTGAGTATGCAATTTGTGGCGCGGCAATAACGACTGATGACTTGCTGGACAAGGTGCGACTGATTGAATTAAGCGCAATTGAAAGCATGACAAAAGGGCATGGCACGATTGCTGATTGGCGTTCATTGGTGGACATGATGAACATTGCCGAGACAATGGCGACCAATGGCATAGGCGTTGAAGTACTGGAGATATGCCAAATCGTTCAGAAAGAAATGCAAGATGCGGCACACAGGTACGAGAAAACCCGCAAAATGGGCTTAACTGGCATTGGCATAAAAAACATTAAAGAACTGTACCAACTGCATGATTTACAACGCACAAGCATTAGTCGGTCAGAATATGAACGAATGTTGCAAAAAACTAGCGACTACATCAGGTCAAACAATCATCGCGTGGTGCATATAGCATGAGAGCAAAATTTAATTATTGGCGCAGTAAAAAGCATTTGCAGAATGTGGCATCTTTGCCTTGTCAGCATTGCGGTTTAGAGGGCAAGACTCAAGCGGCACATAGCAACATGGCGGCACATGGCAAAGGGCGCGGCATTAAGGCATCTGATGAGTTTGTAGCGGCATTATGCTTTGCTTGCCACCATGACCTTGATGCTGGATACGGCTTAACCAAAGATGAAAAACAATTGATGTTTAGAAATGCGTTAAGAAAAACATGGGCTGAACTGTTGACGCGAAATTTAATCCTGATTGACTCACCTAACCCAATGATGGATAATTAACAATCAATACAGAAAAGACAAAATGAAATATCCTCCTTTAGAAACGGTTAATAAACCAATTTTTACAACAAGCGAAGCGGCTTTCTATTTAAATAGAAAACCCCAAACTTTAAGGCATTGGTCACATACAAAAAAAGGAGATATTTTGCCAATGGAAATAAATGGAAGATTGGGTTGGAAAGTTGATGAAATAAAAAAATTGCTTGGTGTTAATTGACGCATCACACTCGCTATCAGATAATTAACATCGTTGGTGAAAGCGGATGCTGGCATCGCGTACGTAAGGCATTTGCACCAGTGAAGCGAGTAGCCAACAACCTTTAAAGGAACATCATGGTCAAATTTACCGCCAGCGTAGAAGCAAAGCAACCCGACCCAGTAATGGATTTCACAATGTGTTTGCTTAACAGCGTTACCACTGGGCATATCTTGCACCTATCAAGCCGCAGTTACAGTCAGCATATGGCACTGGGTGCGTTCTATGACGGCATTGGCGACCTTGTAGATGCGTTTGTTGAAGCATTCCAAGGCAAGTATGGCTTGCTGACAAAGTACCCCACCACGGCTGTTTTAATGCCTGACATGAACCCAATCGACTATTTGGAATATTTAAAAGAAGATGTGCGGACATTACGCAGAGCAAATGGATTTCCGCAAGACAGCGAACTGCAAAACGAAATAGACAATATTGCCAATTTGATTAATAGCACACTTTATAAGTTAAGATTCTTGGCTTAACAAAAGGATAATACATGACAGCACAGCTAAAAATTGTTTACAAGAAAACAGAAGATTTAATTCCTTACGCAAGAAACAGCCGTACTCACGATGAAGCACAAGTCGCGCAAATAGCGGCAAGCATCAAGGAATTTGGCTGGACTAATCCTATTTTGCTTGATGGTGAAAACGGCATCATTGCTGGTCATGGTCGCGTTATGGCGGCACAAAAACTTGGCGAAGAAAAAGTTCCAACCATTGAACTTGCACATTTATCCGAGCATCAAAAACGCGCATACATCATTGCAGACAATAAACTGGCATTGAACAGCGGTTGGGATAATGAAATGCTTACGCTTGAATTGGAAACATTGCAAGAAGCGGGATATGGCATTGATGTGCTTGGCTTTGATGACAAAGAATTAAAAGCATTGTTTGGCAAATTAGATGATGCTGAAGACGATTTAAAAGAGCCAATTGATGAAAGCCGCAATTTGTTAATGATTGAATGCGAAGGCGAACGCGAATTGGAAAAATTATTTGAAGAAATGCAAGAACGAGGCTTTGAATGCAAAATTTTAAGTTAACACTTGCATCACCTGTTGCCACATCGTTTCGTGCAACCAAAGCGGCAAACAGCCTTGACATTGATTCAGAAAAAAAATCAGTTCACCATTTTGAAGTGCAAGCGGACTTAACAACGCCATTCAATATTGGGTTAATTGTTGGCGCATCTGGCAGTGGCAAAACAACGCTTGCAAAGCACATATATGGCGATGAATGCTTCCGTGAAGTGCTTGATATGACGCAACCAGTCATTGACCAATTCCCAGAATCCATGTCATACGATGAATGTGCCGCTATGTTGTGTGGCGTGGGCTTAACTGCTGTGCCTTGTTGGATACGCCCAGCATATACATTGAGTAATGGACAACGAGCAAGGGCTGAATGCGCTTTGCAAATGGCGCGTGATGATATTGAAATGATTGTGATTGATGAATGGACCAGCGTGGTCGACCGCACTGTTGCCAAAGTCATGTCGCATTGCATACAGAAACACGCACGAAAAACAGGCAAAAAGATTGTGTTAATGTCTTGCCATTATGATGTTGTTGAATGGCTTAACCCTGATTGGGTCATTGATGCCAACAAACAAACATACGAAAACCGGAGGTTACTTTGGCGGGACTTTAAAAGAACTGAACAATTGCAATTTGACATTTATGAAACCAATAGGAACAGTTGGAAATTTTTTAGCAAATATCATTATTTAAGCGACCGTCTTGCTGGTGGAAAATGTTATTATTTTGGATTATGGTCAGGCGCAAATCAAATAGGATTTTTAGCTTTTTCTAATTATGTGCCACATCGTAAAGGCACAAAAATGCAATTGCATTTCAATCGTTTGGTGATTCATCCTGACTATTGTGGGTTTGGTTTGGGTATTTATTTTCTTAACAAATGTGCTCAAATAATTGCCGATAAAGATTATGAAGTTATGGGTAAGTTTTCAAGCGCACCTGTATACAACGCTTTGAAACATGATAAACATTGGCGACTTAATGATGTTAAAAGAGCCCACAAAGTAGCTGTAGGTGCGTTGATGAAACGTGGCAGTGATGGCTTTACGAGAAACAGAGCCATACAAAATGGGAATAATGCTGGGTTTAGAATGGATGTTAAAACATGGTCATTTAAATACATAAACAATGCCATACGCACCGTTTAACAACGTATGCCGTGAACTAGGGTGCAAGAACCCGCGCAGTAAACTTAACAGCTATTGCTTAGAACATGGTGGTTTAGAACATACCAATCACGATAAAGACAACGCATACAGTAACCCAGCATGGCGCACCATAAGACGCGCACAGTTAAGTAAACAACCCTTGTGCCAATCATGCTTAACAAAAGGAATGGTTAACAGTGCTAAGCATATTGACCATGTATTTCCTTGGCGACATATAGGCAACCACGCATTCCTACACAACATCTTTCAAAGCCTGTGCCATGAATGCCATAGCTACAAGACAGGACAGGAACGGCAAGGGGTATACAAGCATTACACAGCCGAAGGCGCAAAAGATTTGAACATCAATGA